CTTCAGCAGGTGCTGCGTCTTTCTTGAAAAATGCCATGTCTGTATCCTCTTTAGTAATTACAGAATCTTTTAGAGAGCACGTCGCTCCACCTTTTCCTTGAGGTACTAAAGCAACGTGATTACCTATGAAATTTGTTTCGATGCCGATTCCACCGCCTTGATCGATAACGTTCGATTTAAAGCCGCATGACAACTCCTTAGCGACACCGTTAAAAACGGCCTCTATCGCCTTAGGTTCAAAAATCATTAGATCAGCTACGAGACACCCTGCTGTCTGTCCTTCGCCCTTACGAACGTGCGAAATACTGCCAACTGCGTACTGTTTCCAGTTGTCACCTGTCACGCTATCGACTGGCGGATGTCCGAGAGTTACCGGCTTTCCTTCTAATGAGTTGATAGTGTCGTCTGAGAACAGCACATCGCTCGGACGCATAATGAACACTTTCCCTTCAGCATTCGGCTTAACCTCGTTAGTTTCAGAAAGAGCGTATTCACGTGCGCCAATCGACGCGATAACGGCATTACGACAAATTAAAAAGCCCTCTTTCGTGAGTGCTTTGTTCGGTGAAATTGGATAGCTCAAGTCATACATTTAAGCTCCTAATTGTTTAATTTTTCGGGTACGAGCGGCGCGGCATAACAACGGCAGTTGTAAGTCCCCCCGGGGTTATAGTATTTGCCGGGTTCAACTTCAGGCGGATTAGAGAACGAACAAACGCGCCCGTCCATCGCCTGATGCGAGGCGCGTACGGATTCATCCTCGACGGTGTGCCATACGTACTGATCGATACCGACGGACTGCGCCTGAGCCTGTACTAGCGTTGACTGCGTACGCGCCACTTCGGTGCGTGCGATGCGTCGTGCCGCGTACTCAGGATATCCGGGCGTCATGCCTTGAATCTTTGCGACTAACGATTCATGCCTAGCGCCAGTCTCGAGCGCTATCTGAGCGCTGAGCTTCTGAGCTTCTAACGCCGCGTTGTTCGGTAACGTTTTAATTACGTCTACCTTTTCCTGTACGAGCTTATTAACGAGCGCGATCATTTGCGGCGACTGCGTATCAATGCGCAGACCCGCCGCCTTCTTAAAGTCACGCGCAAGAAGTACCGCGTTATTTCCTATGATTTTTGACCAGAGAGTGGCGGTCGGCGTAGGTAACGCATTCGCGTAATTATCGAGCTGAGCTTGCAGAATTCCGAAGTCCTTAATCGTCCCGTCTGGATTCAGGTTCATGTTAATAATCGCCTGAATGTTACGAGCGACTTGACGGTAATAACGCCACACGCGAGCGCGGTACGTTTTTTCGTGATTAAACGTTGCCATTTAATTTAAATTAAACGCTCCGAAATTCGGCGTTTCGTTAGGGTCAATGGTCTTACCGATGTTAGGCAGGCCAGCTTCAACGTACTGCCCTGTCTCACCCGGTATCGGAGGCGGCTCTACTTCGTTGAGCGCGTCGATATCCTGTGGCGTAACGGTTGAAAAGATTCCCGTCTTTTCGGATAACGCGGCAATTTCTTCGAGCGCTCGCTTGTCTGAAATTAGCCCTGCTGCTTGTACGCTGAGAATCGTATTTACAGCGTTCTGAGCGTTAGTAATGCGCTCTGCCGTAGATTCTTGTTTGAGCGGTACGAAGTCGAAGTCTATTTCGTCAACTTTACGTCCTGAGCTGGTGAGGATTAACGAAGCGATACGGCTAATCGGTTCGCGTAACTTATCCTCTTGAAGGCGCGAGACGGTATCGTAATAATTCGCTAGATCAGCGTCTCCGGTCGAGAATCCAGCGGGCGACATACCGAATAACTTGACTAACGGTATTTCTGCGGCGCCGGCGATCTGCTCCGAGAACGTAATCAGCACGTCACGAATGCCGCCGAACGAGTACGACTGAGACTGAAACGTGTCTTTGTTATCAGATACGGTTAGCGACGCATTATTTTGAACGTCATTAATCATTTTTACAGCGCGGCCCATGAAGGAGGCGCGTTCGTCGTCCTGCAAGCCTTGCCAAAAATTCTCGATACCTAAGTAGCGAATGTAGCAGCGCTTGAGCAATTCGAGACAGCTATCTAACGAGGCTCCGTATGCGCTGACTGCTGAGTTAGCTACGTCATAAACGGACTCGCCCCAGCCTTGGTTTACGTTTAATTTGCGATGTGTTGAACGTATTCCATCGAAGCGGATAACACGACTAGCGTCAGCGTCAAATGTCGACAACGTACCGTAAGCTGGCTGAATGCTGTATTTAACAGGTAATCCAGCCTCAGCGCCATAATTTTTTACGGTCGTGCTCGGCGTTATTTCGGTTTTATCGAATACGCGGAAACCTAGAAGCGTTCCGTTAGAATTTAAAACGCTTTCCGGCGCCCCATCACCCATGTCGATCATTACGAGAGAGCCGCCGTAAACGCGTGCGTACGTAATAGCGTCAGTCAATAGTCGCCATACGTTTAACCGACGGAACTCTTTCTCTAGGAACGCAGACGTATCAGCGTCTAATCGCCAGTTAACGCCTTTAGAGGTCATGTCGCTGGCGATTGACTCAGCCATACGTCGCGCTACCCAGTTAGACGAAAACAAACGGCCTTTCAGTTCGTCCGGCAACGAAAAACTTATTTCGTTTGCGACGTTCGTAATTAGCTCGCCTGTACATACGGAACTTACGTAAGCGGTCGCGCTGTCGTGTTTCGTACGTCCTGCGTTTTTTAATTGAAGATTCTTTGCCATGAGAATGATGTGCTATTCAGTTTTCCGACGACGCCGTAACGCAGAGCGTCCGGCACGTGTGAAAACTCGTGATCGGGTTTATCTGTCGGATTTCCTGAAGAATCAGTCGCCCACGTATAATTTGTGATTTCGTTGTAAAAATTCGGAACGTCCGGCGCCACGATAATTTGATACTGCTGTATGAGCTGGATACCGTAACGAACCGAGTCCGCGCCTTTCGGAGCGGCTACAGCATTAACGCCTAGACCGCGTAATTCTTCAATAGATTTAGGCTCTGCGGCGTCGCATTGAACTTCTTCTCGTTTAAGTCCTTCAGCTTTAATCTTTTCGGCGATTTCAGCGTTAGTAAGGCCGCGAGTAAGAAAGCACTGAGTAATGTAGATTTTCTTGTCACGTTGATTAACGAAACCTCCGACAAATGCTGTCGGGTCAGTAAAACCGAAGTCGAGGCCGTAAAACGCTTGGCACTCTTTATCTTTGTTCAACGCATCGAAATCAAACTCTAATTCGATTACGTTTTCGTAAATCGTACCGGTCGAAAGGCCCCATTCGCCTAAGCCTTCGACCTTGTAACGTCGAGGCTGATCGAGCTTCATACGCTCGAATATCGCGATGTCGGCAGGGTCGAGCCATTCGTTACATAAGTAAGTCGTCGTTAGCGCTAACGTGTCCTCGTTCGGATTGTCGAAGAAACGTTTTTTGCCCCACCATCTTTCAGACCACGGGTTTAACGTAAGAATGAATTGTTTCCAGAGTCCATCCGGTAATTGACCGCGAATTGATAAGTCGAGTTTGTTGAACTCGTTTTCGTCCTCAATCTGATACGCTTCGTCAATCCATACCCAGCAGAGTACGCCAGTCGGTACAGAAATAGACGTGATTTTCTGCGCGTCATCGAAGCCGCGAAAAAGAATCTTTTGTCCGGTCAGCTTATGCGTAATCTCGAGCGGCGATACTTTGTAATCCCAATACTGCTCGACGCCTAGGCGATGTATCGCCCACACTAAATCCGAATAACACGAATTTCTAAGCGTGCGCTCGTAACGTCGAATTACAAGCGCGTTCGCTTCTTTGTACGCCATTAAGTTGACGATTAGCTTTAACGCCGAAGTCTTTGACTTCTTCGAGCCACGCCCGCCCTTACAGACTACGTAACGCTTTTTGCTATTCCAAAATGACGCGTAACCTCGACCGACGATTTCGCTCAGCTTTAATTTTCTTTGCTTCATTCATCGTTTAGTCTTTTAAATCATTTTGAATTACGAGCACCGGCGCCACTGATAAATCTTTACCGTCTTTGCCGGTAATTTCTTTACGCTCTACGTCTTTCCAGCCACAACGCGCCTTCATGTAAAAGATCGTGGCAGCAGGATTCCCTTCGCGGACAAGTTGCATAAGTTTGCCGCCGACAAACGCGTTAGCTTTTGCTCTACCCGTTTTTATCGCAAGCTCAAAAAGCTCGTTATCTTTTTTTCGTCTTTTTAAAGTCGCATAGCCTATGCCTAACGCTAATGCGATTTCTTCTTCGTTATCGCATACCTGAGCATATTCTTCGACTTTCTTTAAATCGATTTCAATTTTCTTTCTTGGCATAAATCGTCGAACTCCTTACCGGTAACGAAGTCAACGGCTTTTTGTCCTGTGTATTCCTGCCAACGCTTGACGATTAAATCTACATACGCAGGCTCGTATTCAACAATCGTACAAATACGATTCGTTTTTTCACACGCGATAAGCGTCGAGCCTGAACCGCCAAACATATCTAAGACGGTCTGATTCGGTTGAGAGTATTTTTCGAGAATCTCAGCGAGTAAGCCGACTGGTTTCTGAGTTGGATGTATGCGCTCTTTTCCTTCTTCAGCTCTAATGCCTTGACGCGCTAAACCATTCCACATCCATTCAAACTTACGAATAGCGGTTTTAAAACTTGTCCACGCTAACTCACAGTCAGCGAAATTCCCTGTATTTTGTTTATCCCATACCAGCCAACAAGGTGACGAAGACAACGCCTCAGAGAAATAGTTACCGCCGAAAATAATTTGATTCTTTGTAATCTCTTTAGCCAGCTCAATCGCTTTTAACGCTGTTTCTGTCGTTTCATCGTTTTTAACTGGTAAATACTTTCTAGTCTTAACGACGTTTTCCCCGCAAACTTCACCAAAATGAAGCGCACCTCCGCCTCCGACATTCCCGCTTGAGGAAACAATGCTTATCCCATACGGAGGGTCAGTAAGAAGTAAGTCAAACTCTTTTGTATCGATAGTGACGTTATCTTTAATCGTTGAATCGCCGCAGATAACTAAATGGCGTCCACAACGCCAAGCGGCGCCGACGAAAGAAATCGGCTCAATCGTAAGAGCTTCGCTCACTTTATCCTCGTCGATTTCGTCATCGTCCGACTCCTCCGCAAGAACAGGGGGGGGATAATGTTTTGAAGTTCTTCGTCAGAAAAACCGACAGTTTCGAGGTCAATGCCTTGAAGCTGTAGATCGTCTAATTCGATCTTGAGTAATTCTTCGTCCCAGCCGGAATTAAGCGCGATCTTATTGTCAGCGAGGATGTACGCCTTTTTCTGTGCTTCGGTAAGACCTGCTAATTCGATAGTCGGTACTGTTTCTAAACCGAGCTTCTTCGCGGCTAACAGTCTTCCGTGTCCAGCGATAACGCCGTTTTCACCGTCTGTAAGAATCGGATTGTTAAAGCCGAACTCTTTAATCGAGCTGGCTATTTGCGTAACTTGATCGTCGGAATGAGTACGAGCGTTATTAACGTACGGGATTAAATCCTCTACACGTTTATACGTAACTGTTAGCTGTCTTTGTTTCATGCGCTAAAAAAAGAAATCCATCGGAGTGAGCGTATTTCCGGAGAAATCTAGGCTTGCTGGATGTTGTATTTGTTGGTGTACCCGGCAAGACTCGAACTTGCAACTTAACGATTATGAGTCGTCTACTCTTTCCTATTGAGTTACAGGTACTACGTTATTTGGCTCGGTGAACGAAGCCCGCCGAGAGGCTCAAGAGGTGTCGTTCTACATATACAAGGTAGGACGACTTTCGTTTACGGTTACTTGACTAGGAGTCCCCAAAAGTCGCTCTATGACAGATTTGTATATTGGTTACCGTAAAAACGAAAGACCGCTCGCGAAATCATGAGAAGTTGGAGTTACTCATAAAAGCGAGCGGCCGAATTCTTTTTAGCTGAATCGCCTTTTTTGCCGTTCTCTTTCGAGCACGGCGCCGCCTCCGCAAGGAAACGTCTCTAATTAAGGCAAGTCGGCCGCCTGATTAACACAGGCTTTAAATTGTCACCTACGACACTACACGTTATTTTTTATTTGTGCAATAGATGGTGTAAACACGAATACGCATAGCGAAAAATGTAAGCGCGTCAGTCGTCCAATGATCTAATTCACGCTGTTTTATGCGCCAAATTTTACGTCCGGCACGGTTGAGAGAGTTTTCCGAGCCGAATACGTAAAGAAGTACAATGAGCTTAGCTGTACGCACGTTAAGGCCGTGAGTGCCGATACTTAACATTTCAGTATCAGGCGTGCTCATGTACTGCCAAACCGTGTTTAGTAAATCTGCGTCTTTCTGATCTACCTCGATACCGTAATCCTCTGAGCGATCTTCAGGCCCCGTGTAATCCTCGGAAAAATCCGTTTTATCACGCGTCAACGCTAATGCTTTTTGAACTGCGTATGTAATCGAAATATTTTTAATAACCTTATCGCGATAAGCTCGGCGCCAGTTGTCTAAACGCGGTCGTAAATCTGCGATTAACTGTTTTTCTTTATCGTTCATTAACCCTCCTGATTGTTTTAGTTGAGATTGATAGGCGGTTTTTCGTCTGTGTAGCTGAGACATTCCCAGCCGGCGCCGGCTTTTTTAGGTCTAGGCGCAACTATGTAGAGCTGGAGCGGATATTTAGAGCTGAAAACTTTGCATTTGACCTTAGCGTCATCTGCGATGATTCGGAACGAGCCCTTGACCTCGAAAACAACGAGACTCATGTCATTGAGTAGTACGAGGAAATCAGGCGTATATCTGCACTGGTTCTCTGCAATCTTGAACGAGACCGCTTCAAACCAGTAATCAACGATTTCACCCGCGCGCTTACGAATTTCGAGCATGGCTGCAAACGCGGTTTCGGTTTTATTCATTTCGCCAGTTCGTAGGCGGCCCTTCGCTTGTAAATACTTATTCATCGTTTTCGATTCCTGCGATTAGTTTGTTAAGACGCCCACGCACGCGATTCATTTGAATTATTCGTTTAGACGTAAGATTCATATCCCACTGATGTCTATCGAAATAGAGCTTGTATCCGGTCATAAGATGCGTATGAAATTTCTTATGAATGGTGTACGGAGTAAGGCGCAACTTGACCTCAATTTCTTTAGGTGTTTTATTCAATGACGCTAGGCGTACGACTTCAAAGCAGTAGTCTGAGAAATCCATACTTTTAACGAAGCGATCGTTTTCAAAGCTCATGTTTTTAATCTCCTCGGGAAGGCGCTTTTTAGCGTCGTTGTGCGATCATCTGAGCGTGAGTGTGCCAACGGTCAAACTGCGAATAAAAATCGCGCCTGCGCTTGATTTGGTCATCTTGCGCACGTTTGAAACGTGTACAACGAGCAAAACTAATCGGATAGCATTCACCCGGAGCGCGTGATTCGTGCAGACAAAAGATATTCATGTCACCGAATGAGGTTTTAGGAGGTACGCGCTTCTTACCTTCGTTATCGATCCAATACGAAGCGGCGTGAGCGCAGTGGAGACAACAACCGCCGTTCATCTGAAATCCCTCCAGTCGAAGAAAGCACCGAAAAAGGCGAGTACGAGCGCTGTGTACATATCCCATTCTCCAAAAACCACGGGTTCTCTGCCGATAGATTTAGCGAACGTAGCGCCGAAAGAAATACAGCCCCCGTAGATTCCAATAACGATCAAGAATTTTTCAATCCATCGAATGATCTTCATTTACGCCTCGCTTACAAAAGAGCTAAGGGCTGCTATCGTTATCAGCGCGGTTAACATCGCTATGCCGATTCGATCTCTGCTTTTAAACACGAGAACGAAAAGCCTTATAAACAAAGCCAAACCGCCAGTAACCCCAAGAATCTCGATAAACTTATTAAAACTAAAAATCATTAGTCTTTCCTTTATTCGTAAACATCCAAATCGCCAGCTTCGTGAGTACGTATCCGTTAATGAAAAAGACGGGGCCTAAGAAAATCGTCATCAATACGTAGAATTTCCATGTCATCGTGAGACCTCCTAGAAGTACGGTTCCTGCGTTTCTTCTTCCGGCGCCGGTGTACTGGATAACGTAGGACGAACGGGGATACGTAACATCGACGTGCAGAAATTGAGCGATGCGTTATCGCGCCATAACTTGATAAAACCTTCATATCCGCCGTGGCGTTGTTTGCAGAGATTGAGTACGAAATCCGGCTTACTGTCGTCTACGTCTTTACCCTCCGCTCGTTTTTGAACTTTCGAGTAATCGCGAGCGAGTACGAAAACGTTACAGGCGATGTTTGTAATGTTTGACGAGCCTTTAATCGAGTCTTTCGTAGCGGCGTCGAATACGTTGAACGATTTAGAGCTTGAATCCGAACGCTTGCGACAATGAGCGACTACAACGATATGAACGTTATTAGCGCGTGCGAAATCAACGAGCTGGCCCATTACGTAATCTGTTTCTTCTTTATCGATGTCGTCACGTACGCACATCATCAAAGAGTCAACGAATAAAACGTCCGACTTGTAATACTTAACTGCTGCTTCGAGCAAACGAATTAGCTCGTCCGGTTCGACTTTTCGCTGTAAATCGCAAATATGCAGACGTGTGGCGTATTCATTGAAAAAGAGTTCGATATCTTTTTGTTCGATAACACGTTTATCGCGAGAACAAACGACCTGAGTAAGCATTCGCTCAATCGTCCTAACCGGCGCCATCTCAAAGGAAGCGATGTAAAGCGAGGCCCCAGCCGCTAACAGGTGCAAGCCAATTTGTCCGAGTAAAAGCGATTTTCCGGAGCCGTTCTCGCCGGCTAAAACGGTCAACTCGCCCGGACGAAACTCGAAATCAATCGCTTTTTCTTTGCCGTCTAATGTCGTTTGTTTGAACGGTAGAACGTATTTAGCGATGTGATGTTTTTTTTCGTCGAGATAGACTTGAAAATCGTTACGAAATTCTTGAATGTCTTTTGTTACGTAAAATTCCTTCGGACGACTCGCCAGCTCGGTGTATTCAGCGAGTGACGTTGTAATCTGCTGTCCGCCGAGCGGGTCGGCCCAAAACTCAGGCGAATCTGTAATATTTTTTGTTGACATCATCATATTTCCAAGCGATTAGTTGTCTGTTTTTGAACATGACCGTAACGACGATTGATTGAGGTCTAAACACAGGTATTGCACGCATCCAGCGCGTCAACGTCTCACGTAGTTGAGGCGTATCGTCAACGTCGAGAAAATCGATAAGCACGTTTTTCCCTTCGATAAAATGAGCCTTGAGTTTCATAGGGTCATCGGAGAATGAAAAAAGTACGGTCGGTACGTGTGGGCGTCGCTCCGGTAATTCCTCAATCCCTTCACGCACAATCGCGTCAGCCTGATAGAGCTTTAATTCTTCTTCGGTGAGTACGGGAAAAAATACGAGCTGTGAAGTCGTAAAGGCTTCGGGATATTCGTAAAACGTTTGTCCCTGTTCGTTTCGTACCATCGCGGCAGCTGAAAACATCATTTGGACTCCTTTTTAACGACTCTTTCGAGCTGTGACAGGTCTTTGATGTCATACGCATACGTCGATTTCGCCATGATTCTGTCGAAACATTCGCGAGCGCTCGGAGCGTATTCGACTGGCGGCAACTCCGGCTGATAATCCTCAGCCTTAACCCAAACAGCGTTAGGGTCTTTAGCTTCAACCCATTCGGCCTTAAAGCCTACCCAGTTACGAAGAATGATCTCATTCAGCGCTTCTTCTAACGTCCAGCCCGCGTTTTTTGCTTCGTTACGAATTAACGAGATAACGCGATCAGTTACCGGCGCCTTCTTTTGTTTCCTGTGGTTTAAAAAGTCAGCCCATAATTCGTTAGACACGTCGTCAGGCTTTACTACGCTAGTTTGCGTTTTAGTAGCCACCCCACGGGATTTAGGCTTTTCTTCGGTTTTTGGTTTAGAAGGGGCGGGTTCAGAGACTTCTTCGATCTCAGTTGTAGACAAGATGGGTAGTTCTTCGTCTACCGGACAGGAGACATCCCCGTTATACGTTTCCTTTTCTGTTTCTTCTTTAGTTTCTACTAAAGTTTTATGGTTAATTTTTTTACCTACCGTAGTATCAATATTTGACCTACCCTTGGATAAATTTTTGCCCAACTCTTGGTTAATTTTTTTACCTACCGTAGTATCAATATTTGACCTAGGTAAAATATTTAACCTACATTCTTCTGCGTTTTCATTCTGTAAGAGGTAGTTTTCTATGTTTTTTATCGTTTCCGAATTCTTTACTGCGTCTCTTAATTTTCCTGTCTTGTTTAATGGCAATTTTTCCAAATTAACGAAGTAAGAAGATGACTGACAAGCGTTTCCGCTGATACGCTCGATAGCTCCGACTGCCTCAAGAATTGATAAACAATTAAGCAACGTAGGTTTGCTTAGTTCGGTATCTTGTAAAAGCGTGCTGAGACTCGGATTGCATTTACCTGTCGCATCGTTTGAGAACTCACATAAAGACCTTAGGACAGCTCGTAAAGATGCTGACCCCGCTGTTCTAAACTTGAGTTCGTTCAATAGCTTTATAGACATATCAAGCCCAAATACTATTTTTGAGACCCAGCTTTAAACGGGTACTTCTTCCAAACTGATAAATCAGGGAAAACGGCTCTTAAGTACCTTTCTTTTTCGACTGGTATGCCTCGAGATTTCCAAAATGAAATCGAGGGCTGAGAGAGATCGGGAAAGATAGAATTAACATTCTTAATCCCTCCAAGCTCATCGATTACCTGTATCGCTATATCTTTTCTTACCGTTAGATTTTTCATAGAAAAAAAAATAATTTATGTTTTACTTCTTATGATTTATTATAACTCTTGTTATATCTAAATCAAAACCGTCGTTTTACTTCTTTGCGATAACATTTGTTATAAGGAGTAACGACTATGATTTCTGAACTAAAAGATCGTCTAAGTCTGGCTCTTTCTGAAAAAGGGCTAACGCAAGCTGATTTTGTGCGGAAGCTGAATCAAGAAAAGAAAGGCACGATTTCTCAGGCCGCCGTGTCCAAGTGGTTAAACGGGAAAACTCCTTTTATCCGCTCTGATTTAGTTATTAAGGCCGCCGACATCCTTGGCGTACGTCCGGAATGGCTAAACAATGGCATTGAGCCGATGCACTTTCTACCTTCTACTTCTAACGTATTAGAAGGAATTGATACGAAAACTAAGAAAAGAAGAATTCCTGTGATCTCATTTGTGCACGCTGGAGCTCCAAATTCAGCAGACTTTATTACTGACGAATTTGTCGAGTCCGATGAAGAAACTTCTGAGTTGACGTATGCGTTAAGGGTCGTCGGTGATTCTATGGAGCCGCTTTTCCATAATGGCGACTTAATTCTTGTTGACCCTTCTGCAACTCCTAAGCCCGGAGATTATGTAATAGCCAGGATTTTGAACGAAGACGAAAGTACGTTTAAAAAACTTCGCTTTAAAGGTATAGACGAAAACGGACAGCCGATTATGGAATTGGTACCGCTTAATCCGGACTATCCAGTCTATACGTCCGATAAAACTCCGTTTGTACTTTGCGGGAAAGTTATCGAGCACCGTACTTATTTTAAAAATCGATGGTAGAAGTTTTTTATTTCTTGGAGGAAATATGAAGAAAACTTTATTTGTTTGTTTAGCCGGCTCGCTTCTTGCGTTAGCTGGCTGTAAAACGATTGTTTACGCGCCTGTTACGTACTCTGAAATATTTGGGAATCCTCAAACTAAATGGGGCGCGTTAGTTCTCGAAGTACCTTCTTGTACAGACACTACAGATAAATTTGAAAGTAATAGCGTCATAGAAGCTAAACAAAAAGTACCCTATGTTTTCCAAAAAGCAGAGTATGTCAAATGTGAAAGAAAAGGCTTTAATTCTTACGCCACATTTAAAGTACCGTTCCAAGTCGGCGGTATTCGCGATAATTGCGGTAAAGATCAAGTCTGCGTATATCGTTCACGAAACAATCAATATGTAAATGCTTTTGTAGGCGAAGAAATTCTCAAAAAAGCTAAAGATTTAGGCGACATTGACGGAGACGATCTTAAATTTACCTTGGTATTTGATAACGACACCGGTAAAGCCGTTAATTGGCACGTTATTTCTGCATACGTCGATGGTAGCGATCCGATTACGAACGGAGACATCTCTATCAGTAAAGATGCAAGTAACTTTCTCATTATTTTGGATAACGTAGCCTCAAGTAGACTACTAAAAGGATTGCACGTTAATATCGTTTTGGACAAGGACAGAAAAGAAGAACCAGTGAAATAATCATTAAAAATCTTTCAAGTGATACAACCGCCTTCGGGCGGTTTTTTTGTTGCTAAAACCACAACGAACGTTATATACAAGTGTAAATCTTTGTTTCAGATTAAAACCTAGGTTTTGCTTTTTCTCATAACCTTGGTTATAATTCACTTATCAATCAAACGTTCTTTAACAAACTTTACCGATGATTGTCAGGTAAGGCACAAGCTCCTAAACGTGAGTAAAGCGAAAGCGCATGGAGCTACAAGGCGGCAATGAATTGCGCCTAAGTAATCCGGACGAAAGAAAGGATGCGGCAGAGAGAATGTCGAACCGACACAGGTTAGAGTCCGCCACCGAGAGGGGCTACGAGGCTAGAGAAATTCTAAGTGCGTATGTGTGCGAGAGCATAGTAAGCAGCTCCCTGTACAGGCTCAGAGAAGTAATGAGAGCGCTGACAAAGTAAGCAAACGATCGTAGTAGAGGCCGTTCAAACAAAGACAGTTCATAAACACAAGCGCGTCGGCTAACGTGTTTCGGAGGATTTCTCGTTAGCGTCCTTCGGCGCGCTTCTGTTTTTTAACCCTGTGTTTTTTTGTTGGAGGAAAAACATGTTGGCTACGTATGAACGTAAAGAAGTAACTGAGTACACGTCCTTTAAAAACGAATTTAGAGTTTTTTACAGAGGTGAATACATTTGCGATCTTTTGAAAGTTGATCGTAAAAAATGGATGTTTTCAGCGTTTAGACCTACGCATAAGTCCAAAGGCTTACAGGATTCTCTTTATTGCAATAGCTATTCGAGAACTTTTCAAACAAAGGAAGAAGCGACTGATTATTTAGAAAACTTCCTTGATTGCTATGAAGTTGGCGAACGTTTGCCTTAATCAAGTTTCCGAACTATTAGGAATTTACTAATAGTTCACATAAATAAGCCTCCGCGTCGTTTTCCTAACTAATGTTAGTTCCATTTTTTTTACGGCGACGGGGGCTTTTTTATGTGGTCTTTTTTATAGGGAACGCCAAATGATAAAGATTAAAGATGACGACTTTAGTGAAATCATAGGTCTGTCAGATGCTAAAAGGATAGCTTTCGTCATTGAGGAACAAATCAGAGAGATGATTGCCCTCTTAAATATTGCTCAAAAATACATGAACAACAAAACAGATGTTGAACAACTCAGAGCAACCATTTTCTTTCTTCGATCTAAGCGAAACGAGATTGACAGGGTGATCAAGAAAATCATCAGTCTCAACTCTTAATTCAGATTGTGGACTTTTTTACATAGATAAATATTTAGAGCCCCTCTGCGGGGCTTTTTTTTCATGGAGAAACATCATGTTTTTCAAAGGCATGAGCGGCGCCCAGTTGGCTGTCATCACTGCGGCATGGGTGCTTCTTCTTACGTGTCTCGTTCGATTAGTTCGCCAGCTCGTTAATAACGTAAGCGTCAAAAACGTTAAAGACTTCGCCGGCGCCGTATGCTTCTTCGGCGCGATAGTTTTAGCGTTCTGTATGCCTGAGCTAATCGCCGCACTAATGAAATAACGCCTCAATCGCTGTAACGACTGAGGCGTTTTTAATGAAAACATCTGAATTTCAGTGATAAAAAGGATAAACCTTATGAGCTATGCTTGTCTAGTGCTTGGAGAAAGCGGCAGCGGTAAAACGTGCTCGCTTAGAAACTTCGATCCGGCTAAATGTCTTTTGATTCAGCCGCTTCGTAAACCCCTGCCGTTTCGTAACAACGGATGGAAAGAGAAAACGCTTGAGAATCCGAACGGGAATGTCTACGTAACGTCTAACCCGTCGTACATTTTGACCGCGATGCGACGTACCCACGCCGACATCATCATCGTTGACGATTGGCAGTACATTCTCGCTAACCAGTTTATGGCGAGACGTAACGAAAAATCGTTCGACAAATTTACGGACATCGGCGGCGTAGGTTTCGACGTTGCTAAGACGTCCTCCGAGCTGGCTGAAAACAAACGCGTCTACGTTCTAGCGCATACGCAGACAGATGAGTTCGGACGCGTGCGCATTAAGACGCTAGGCAAGTTGTTAGACGACAAGATCGTCGTAGAAGGCATGTTTACGACCGTCTTACGTACACACGTCGAAAACGGAAATTACCTTTTCTCAACGCAAAACAGCGGATCAGATACCGTTAAATCGCCTATGGGGATGTTTAACGAAACACTCATAGAAAACGATTTAGCAGCTGTAGATCGAACTATCTGCGAGTTCTACGGCCTCGAATCGTCCCCCTCTCACACTTCACTTACTAACAACAGGATGGTAGAAAATGCTACATACTGAAATGACCTTAGACGTTAAAGCCGCTCGCACAGTCGGCGGCACTTCCTTTATCACGACTTCCGGCGCTTACACAGGTATTATTACTGCCGCACGTATTTACGAATCTAAATCCGGCGCCGAAATGCTCGATATCGATTTCGAAACGCTCGAACTCGAACGCGCTCACATGAGCATGTGTATTTATGACAAATCAGGTAAAGCGACTTTCTCTAGAGCTATTCTCGACAGCTTGATGACTGTTTGCCGCGTTCGCAGTCTCAAGGCTGAGCAACGTCGTTTTAAAGACCGTCAAGGCACAGAACAAGTCGGATATTTCTTCGTTGATCTTATGGGCAAGCCGTTAGGAATGCTCATTCAGGCGGCGCCGGAAGAATACGATATTAACGGCGAAATTAAAACGATGATTCGCTTAAACCTTCTTACACCGTTCGATGCTCGCACGCGACAGAATGCTGCCGAAATCCTCGATCAAGCCGAAGCGAAAGCAGTTGACGCGAAACTCAAAAATCTGAAAGACAAGCCGCTTAAAAAACTAGCAGCTCAATCGTCAAACGGATTCGAAAGCGCACCAGCGCCTAGAGGTGGTTACGCGTCGGCGCCGGCGCAAGTTCCTCCAGCGTCGCCGGGTGGCGATTTCTCACCGGACGAAATCCCCTTCTAAACGAATTACAGGGCGCTCGCTAATAACGGGCGCTCTTTTTGCATGAGAGTAAACGTAAATTTTTTATACGTGATTAACGGTTACTACATCGTTATGCGTAACGACAAACGTATCGGAACGCTGAAATATTTGCCTAACAAGGGCTGGACGTATGTTGCTGAATGGAATGGAAAATCGTTTGATGACGAAATGCTCGACGATTTCATTTGCAACTGGTTAGACGACTACGGATTTACTTGTCGACGCGACATCGACAGAATCAAAGAGCTCGTTCGAGAGGCCGTGGATACATGGGAGATGTGCTATACGTGTTAGCTACATTTGGAACGCTCACGAATGCTACATCGTCAAATTGAATTATGAGCCAGTAGGAATGCTATTTAAAACGTCTGAGGGCTGGACTTTCACGCGGAAATCGATCTTATTAGATGATGAACTTGAAGCGTTTTTAAGTTCGTCTTTTCCACTGCCTTATCACTACGAAAGGCTCGTTATCGCCAAACGCGAGATTTCAAAAAAGCTCAAGGGATGGTGCGGATAATGCAGACAATCAGATTTGATATTTGTTTTTTAGGCTATATCGTTTGGTATAGAAACATAGTAGTCGGCTACGTTAATAAAGAACGAAAAGGCTGGAAGGTTATAACCATAAATCCCTTAATAAAAATTTTTAATCCAGAGTTATCTAATCAAGAATTTTCTTCTTTAAATGACGCAAAAAGATTTATACGCATTCGCATAAATAAATTCGATTGCAAATTTATAAATTTTCGTAAACGTATTAACTACGTTACTTCATCCGTTATGGTGATAAGCGAAATGCTTAAAAGCACTTAAAGATAAAGCAGAAACTAGTCGCATATGACAATAAACCCGCTGAATAAAGCGGGTTTTCTTTTGGAGGAAACATGAGCGAGTATCCCGATTTTTTGTACAGTCCGAGCGATAAACGTGAAATCGAAATCATATTACATGACGTTTTTGATAACTTTAATACACCAATCTCCGTAAAGATAGACGCATTCGGAATCGTAACACTTATCGTTCTTATATTCGATGCTTCCGACGGTATGTACGATAAGTTCTCGGTTCCTGAAGGTTCTGCGCTGGTGGACGAAGAAACTCACGGTTTTATCGTTAACTTTTTGAACGAGCAAATAATCCGCTTAGAACGTAAAGCCTTGTTTGAAGAATGCGAATATTTAGAGAAAACCTTTTTAAATTGGGTTTCTCTTTTAAAACCTCTCTACAAAAGATTAGTAAACAAAAAGCCTTTTCATTAAAAGGCTTTTTTATTGGAGGAAAAATGAATATCGAGCTTGTACTTCATACCCCCAGAACGCGAATTCTTTTGATTGATGAAACACCATACGGGCAGTTGATTAAAAAGAGAATCGACAATTACGCCTTTTGGTGTTTTCAGCCATGGGGATATGACATCTGCGTTGATGTTGATCTTTTTCATGTCATCGTGGATTACTGCCAATTCAAATTATTCATGACTGAACGAAAATTTTTCAAGCAGGTTTTGCGTGAGATTCAAAAATACCTAAAGGAAGAAAAATGACCAGCTACACGATTACGAAATACCAATATTACGAATACTCGCTCGACGATTACAAAGAAATTAAAAATGCGTTTTCTGAAATTTTCGCAGATCACGATGCTACGTCAGCGATTATCTTAATTACGAGTCTCGGAATTTTAAAGTTGTTAGAAGAAGGATTTGGCTACGTAAAAGACGCTGAAAGCGTTCTAATCGGCGAAGAAAATCATCGTTACATTATTCGTTTTTTCGATAGAGAAATCGAGGATTTAAAGGACGAAATAAGACAAGGCTTTAATACAAGCTGGCACGATGAATATAGAGATTGGCTTCAAACATTAAACAAAATTCGTCAACGTTTAATCAATAAGGCACCAGTCGTAAATAAATGAAAATATTTTTTATATGTGTCGCTTTAATCGTCTTTAGCATTTCGTTTTTACCGTTAATCATTTCGTCAGATTTACCGACTTTCTTAATCGGATGTTTCTTAATCGGTTTATTCATGCTTTTGACGTATGTCGTTTATTCAATCGTTTTAAAAATCTTAGAAAAGGAGAATCAAGAATGAGATTATCAACAATCGCCGCGATTACCGGAGTATCGGCAGCCATCTTAATCGGAGGTGTTTACACGCTTTGTAATTTGCAAACCGTCCCCGCTGGATACGTCGGCGTTAAAGTGAATCTCTACGGCTCTGATAAAGGCGTCCAGCAAGAAGAATTAGGCGTAGGACGCTACTTGTTAACGTGGAATGAGCAGGCTTACCTATTCCCTACCTTTAACCAGCTTCATACGTACAAAGTACCGTTTACTTTTCAAACGTCTGACGCTATGGCGGTAAATGCTCGTATAGGCGTCGAGTATCAAGTTAAGCCGTCAATGGCTACTAAAGTTTTTCAAACTTACCGCAAAGGCGTCGAGGAAATCACGGACGTGAACTTGCGACAGAACGTATCCGATGCGCTGATTAAATACGCGTCATTGATGGACGTTAACGAGCTGACAGCAAACGGAAAATCTAAACTGCTCGAGCACGTAACCGACGAATTACGTCACCAGCTCGAGAACGTAGGCATTCACATTATCAGAGTGTCGTGGGCGTCAGATATCGAATATCCGCCTCAAGTCAGAGAATCGATTAACGCAAAAATTGAGGCTACACAGCGCGCCATGCTCAGAGAAAACGAAGTAGCGCAGTCTAAAGCTGAAGCAGAAAAAGCACGCGTAGCGGCTCAAGGCGAAGCTGACGCGCAACTTACGAAAGCTAAAGCTGAGGCTGAATCTATCGCTATTCGTGCTAAAGCGTTACGTGACAATCCTCAGGTACTCATGCTTGAAGCGATTAGCCGCTGGGATGGAAAGTTACCGACATACCTCGGAGGCGATACGTTACCAGCGCCACTCATGCAACTGAAGGAGCACAAATAATGCCTATTAAAACGTCATTTTTCGGATACGTCAGAGAATTTGATCTCAATGGCGAAAACATAACAAGGGATACAGCTATAAACAGCATTAAGTTGAAAGCAGATGATGGGTATGTGACTTTAATTTTTAGAACGTTTCCAGAAAGAAAGATGGCTGAAATTGGAATGAGCCTCGAAGCATGGCGATTGGTCACGAAAGGCGTAGAGCTTCGGCTTAAAAGCAAGGAGAAAAACGATGTGGATAATCAATGACGAAAAGGCGCGTGAGTTCGTTACTGCGCTATTCCCTGATGAAACCGAAATTAGCGATGCGTACGAATATCAAAAGGATAACGATGACGATTCTATAGAGTTAATCGCTTATGAAGGATTTAAGGCTAAAGCAACCGTAAGAATTAAAAAAGCGTTGTTTAAAGAAGTGCGTGAATACGATCCTAACGACTGGAACCCATACCCGGAGGTAAAACCGCCAGCAGACGGAAGATACTTAGTAACGCGGCAAATGAAAATAGATAACGGCGATACGGCTATATTCATCCAATTAGCCGGATTTGAAAACGGTCAATGGTTCATGAAAAACGACGTTATAGCGTTTCGCGAATTGCCTCGGCCTTACAACCCGAAATACAAACGTAACCCTTGGGATGACGACGACAGCGAACCGGAAGAAGGAGACTAACGAATGACGAATAAGTATCGATTCAAAAATAAGGCGCTTGAACAAGCGTTAAATGTTATTTACGGAGAGGAAGACGTAGAAGATCAAGTCAACAAGCAAATGACGAATACAACGTCATACATTTGTTTCGAGTTAGATCATAGTTCTACTAC